CGGTTGCCCTCGACCACGCTCCTGCAATAGCCCTCCGGCTGGAAGCCCATCTGGCGCGCCTGGCGGATGGCGCGGTCGTTCCACGGCTCGATAAAGGCGGTCACGCGCGTTGCCCGGCTGAAAATTGCCGTGAACATGGCCCTCAGGAGCCGCCTGGTCAGGCAATGGCGGTCGGCGATGGCGCAGGAAAAGTGGGCGTCGAACCCGGTCTGAAATTCGAACGCGCAGACGCCCATCAGCTGGCCGCGATCGTCCCGCGCCGACACGCAGAGCCAGTGCGGCGATGCCCAGTGGGTTGCAAGGAAATTGATGCCAAGTTTCTTCGATAGAAATTCTTCGCATTCGGCGTCGAAGGGAGCGAAGGAGTGCTTCATAGCTATATGGCCGCCCCCTGCTCATAGATGACATCGAAGCCCGCGACGGCGAAGCTGCAATCCTTGATCAGCGCCGTCAGCCGGGGGCCGCCCACGGTGCCGATGACGCGATCGGACACGCCGTTCCAGATCGACACCGCGCGCTCGCCTCCGGCCCAGTAATCGACATCCCAGGTGGCCGTATCCCAGACCGCGCCGGTCCGGGCAAAGGACACGTCGGGCTGGTTGGTCGGCGGCGTATCGTCGTAATTGACCTTGACATCGATATACGGTCGCGGATCGCCATCGGTGATCAGGTAGGTCTTGATCATCTTGAAGTGCTTGTTGGCCGGGGTCTTGAACTGGCTCCAGGCCGTCTGCACATCGACGCGGATCGGCTTGCCGTCGTCGTTGAGGTGGGACGGGTGCATCTCGTAGACATTGCCGTCGTCGTCGCCGAAATAGACGTAAGGGTCGATCCAGTTCCAGCAGCGCGCGGGCACGTCCTGAAACTGTGACCACACCGCGTGGGGCATGTGGCGGATCATCTGGGTGTATTTGTTCTTGCTGCCTTGCGGGATGTTGCAGAACAGCCGTCCCGTGCTCGGATTGAGGAAGGTCTGCCAGCCGGGGCGGTCGCGGAATTTGATCGCCTCCGCGCGAAAGAAAGTGACCACATTCTGGTCGGCGTTGCCCAGCTGGTCGGTTTCGGAGCGGATCATGGTGGACATCGGCACCAGGCCGGTGCTGACCAGGACATACAGATCGCCGCCGTAATTGATGACCGAATGCTTGCTCATCGGCGCGTCGAAACGGAAGATGCCGACGAGGCCGAAGTCCGTGCCATCGGGGTCGGTGCCGCGATAGACCACCGCCTCGCCGTTGGACGAGAAGACGACCAGATTGTCGTCCATCCCGGCACCGCCATCCATTGTCCAGGTGTACATGGCGCGGATCGAGCCGCCCCGGCGGAACAGCGCGTTGAGCGGCAGGTATTTGACCTGGCCGGATTTGGCCTGGAGGGGCAGATAGTAGACCGCCAGGTTGCTGCTGTCGGCGAACCACAGCCGGTTCATATGCGCCAGCACCACATTGAACTGCGAGACGTTGATCCAGTCCTCGCCGGGCGGCGCGGTGACGGATTCCTTGACGATGCCGGTCGAGGGCGGATCGGCGGTGACGCCGGAGGTCTGCGGGGCGGCGGCGGTCGATGTATCGACGCCGTTGAGAACGAAGGTGTTGGCAGGACTGTTGACGCTGGAGATGACATGCGGGCCGTTGGCGTTGGTCAGGCCGGTGCCGACCGCGCCAGCGATGGTGACGATGTCGCCATTGTGGAATTTGGCGATGTCGGCGACAGCCACCGTGCAGACCGCCGGGTTGGCCTTGCTCAAGTTGGTGACCGCGACCGGGGCCGGATTGGTGCTGGTCAGCGCGCCGTCCCACGACCAGACGCCATCCGCACCGTTGACCAGGATCGTGTAGTCGGTCGCCGAGAGGTTGGAAAAACTGGTCCAGTGCCAGTCGTTGCTGGTGAAGCCCGCCTGCACCGTGCTCCCGTCGAAGGCGTTGTAGAGGGTGTTGTTGGCCGCCGCGAGCAGCCGGTTGGCGGTGGCGTAATGCGGGATCAGGTGCCAGATCGGCCCCGCCGGGCTCACGGTCGACAGTTTCCTGTAACCCGCGCGGCAGTGGATGTGTTCGTTCTCGACCACGAAATTGGTGAGGATCGGCGCGGTGAGCGGATCGCCGGGCACCAGCTTGGTGGACAGGCTGATCCCCTTCAGCGGCGGCGAGACGTGGGCGATCTGCGCGATGTTGCGCTTGATCGTGGCCGCCTTCGGCATCGCATAGCGGGACGGCACCATCCTCATTGAAGGCGGCCCTCCTCGACATCGAGATCCAGCACCCGTCCGTTGACGCGCCCGGCGAGCTTGGCCAGGCGGGTGAGGAAGTCGCGCATCTCCTCGCCGAACTCCAGCCCCTTGGCCTTGAGGAAGCGGTATTTCAGGCCGTCGACCGCCAGCCTGGCGTCGAACAGGATGATGTCGCTGTCGGAGGTCGGGCGCTCGATCGGGTTGCCGGTGGCATCGGACAGCCAAATCTCGTCGCCGAGGGTGGCGCGATAGGGCTCGTCCAGCAACACTTCGTCGGCGACGGCTGACAGCAGCGCCAGCATCTGGGTGATGTCGCTGTCCAGCGAACTGACCGCGCTCGACACCGGCTTCTGGGCGATGCCGATCTCGATTGCCGCCTGGCTGATCGTCTCGATGAGGGTGGCCCGCCTCGGCATCTCAGGTGACCCTCATCTTCAGGGTGTCGATCATCGAGGACTGCGCCGAGATGGTGCCGTGCGCCTCCTTCAGCTGGGCGGCGAGCTCGTCCCGCTCAGCGGTGAGCCCGGTGATGATCTGCTCGTATTTGCCGGTTTCGGCCTGCAGCTTGACCATCTGCCTGGCGCGCTCGGCCAATTCCCGGATGGCCGGCGGGATCTTGTCGGTGAGCCGCATTTCGGCCAGCTGCTGGACAGTGGTGATGTCCCTGGCGGCGCAGTTCTCCAGGTCGGGAGCGTTGACCACCGGCCACAGCGCCAGCGGATAGCCGTCCTGCTGTTTCCTGGCGTCCTGCTGCTTCTGGAAGGTCTTGTATTCCTCCTCATAGGCGTCGAAGTCGGCCTCTTCCGCCGTGCGCTCGATCTTCAGCAGCGGCGGGCGCTCGATGACGATCTGCAGCATCTCGCGATAGAGCGGCAGGCCGTCGCCGCCGAGCCCGTCCTGGACGTAGCCCATCTTGAAGCGGCCCAGCGCCTTGTTGTCGGTATTGGTGTCCATGCTGGTTCTCCGGTTTTTCGGGTCGGAGGCCTGGGAGCCACGGGGCGTGGGGCAGGCCTCCTTCCCAGGGAACCGCCGGGAGAGAGCCCGGCGGAACCGAGACTTTCTCAGGTGCCGGTCAACAGGATGCGGCCCTGCATCGAGCGATTGGACAGACTCAGGCAACCCATGAAGGCGATGTGTTTGGTTACCGCATCCATATCGGGGCTCTGAGAAGGCAAGTCTAGCGTGTCGAAGTTGCGGCCCGTATAGATTTCGAACTTCATATACTTGGTATTGAGCATGTAACCGCCAACAAGTCCGGTGGCTGCTGCGTCATATACGACGGCCGCGGTTTTGTATTTCAGAGTTTCGAAGCCGAGAGCGCCAAGTTTCGCGTCGGCGTATCTCATATTTTCTTGCAAACCACTTTCGTAAGTGGCGTACACTTCGCCGTCGAACAGGAGCAGATCGGGTTTTTCTGTCCCGCGCGTCAGTTTAAGCCAAAGCGCGTTGAGCCCGGCCTTGAGCGCCGGATATTGCAGGCCGGTCGCCCTGGCGATCGACTGGAACTGATTTTTCCAGAAGCCCCAGGTCCCGCTGTCAATACCGCCGACAATCCCTGTCCCGGCATCGGTGACGAATGCTTTAAGACCAGGAAATGACTTGGCAACACTGCCATCGCCGTACACACTTTTTGTGATGTTGTTCTTCATCGTGGCTTCGGCGTTGGTCATTTTGCCTTCGAGCAGATTGAGGATCTGCGCCCGGCCCTGGTTCTTGGCGATGTCGGGCCCGCTCAAAGTGACCGAGGCGACGGCGTTGGCGGGCGCGTAGTCCGCCTCGCTGATCGTCTCCTTGACCGCCCTGGAGAGAAGCTCGGTACCGCTGTACCAGGCGAAGGTTTCTTCGGCATACGTCAGCGGCGTTGCGATCGCTTTGCCGCCGTCGACCGTGCGCTGTCTGCCACCTTGCTTGAGCAGTGCAGTAACGGCATTCGAATTGCTGACGTTATCCGCAAAGGTGTCGTGATAGTCATTGAGTGTGGTCGCGACCAGATTGGTCACGCCAGTGTTGGGTTCAGCCATCTTGGCCTCCGAGGGGGTTTTTTCGTCCCCGCTAGAAGCCGATCTCGTCAGCCGCCGCCTCGATCACGTCGCGCAGGCTCCCCTGGGCCCCCGGCTCGCCAGGTTTGGTCACGGGGGAGGTGATCCCCCGCGCGTTGCCCCTGACCGCCGCCCGCGCCCGCTGGTTGGAGGCCTGCTGCTCGACGCCCTGGCGTTGAGCCGCAAGCAGCCGGTCGCGGATCGCGGGGTTCATCCAGCGCGCAGCCTCGTAGGTCTCCCTCAGGTCGCGTCCAGGATTGGCCTGGAACAGTTCGATGATCTGCGGCAGCACCGCGTCGAAGTCGGGATGGAGCGGCCTGCCGTCCTGTCCCTTTTCCTCGGCGAAGCTGTCGATCCCCCATCGGGTGACCTTCAGGGCCTCGGCGCTCTGCCTTTCGGCGTCCTGCCGCTGCATGTTCTGGATGAGGCCTTCGATTGCCTGCACCCTGCTCGATGTCTGGCCGATATGATCGGCAAAGAATTTTATGGCCGGGTCCGCCAGGTCCTGATCCGTCAGTCCTGGGGGTGGTCCCGACCGGCTCGGTGCCAACGCCGCTGGGTCAACTCCGCACCGCTGCGCGATCTCCGCGACCAGGCTGAGCCGGTCGTTCAGATTGGGGCTCATCGCCCGCCGATGCATGCCCGCCCATTCGCGGATGGCATCGCCGGGTCCGATCCCGTTCTGCTGCAACGATCCGGCCACAACCGGGTCGCTGAAGATCGGCGCAAGCGAGCGCACGAAACTGTCTGCTTGCGCGGTGGCCTGCACGCGCCTCTGGTAGTCGCCTTCCATCTCGCTGTGCCGTCGCAGCAGGAAGGATTGCGCCTCCTGCGGCAGTTTCGAGAATGATTGGCGGTCCTCGGCGCTCCAGTTCGCGGGCGGTTCGCTGCTTCTCCCCTGGTCGGGGGCTGGGTGAACCTGCGGCTGGGCTGCTTTTTGGCTTTCGGGGCTGGGTGGACCGTCCTGGTCCGCTGCTTCACCCGGGTCTTCATCCGATGCTTTGGACTGAAAACGCCCAAACTTATCTCTGGGTTGTTCTTCCTGTCCACCGCTATCGTCAGAACTGTTCGCCTCGCCGGCCTCCTGGGCGTCGAGGGCCGTATCGTATGCATCTTCTGCTATTTGACGGAGAGACCTGCTGGTCTCTGAAGGAGGCGCGGCACCATTGGCCGGATTGTCGGGATCAGCCATGACGATCCCTCCATGCAGCGTTGGTACAAGCCCGAGAACACCAGAGACGTGTGCCACGATAAGCGGTTACACCCTGCTTACCGCACCATTGACAGGTGTATGGAACTGATGGATGGCGCTCCTTGCGGCGGCCTTGATCCAGAGATATCAGGTGCAGATCGCGGTGTTCATTCCAGTGATCAAGCGGAGCCAACGCCTGTAAATTGTCGAGGCTATTGTTTTGCTGGTCGCGATCTTTGTGATGAACCTGCCAGCCATGCGGAATGTTGCCAAAAACATGGCTATAGATGACCCGATGAAGTTGGCGGCCATCGTTTGAACGATATTTCCCGTCCCGCTTACTGCGGTAGTATCTGGTTCCCAGATATTCCTGGATCGTCGGACTAAACCGGATCGGTCCAGATACTGGCGTCTGATACTCTTGCATTTTGCTTTTTCCGTTCTTCAAACGGTTTCGTCGGCAAATCGCGGGGATCGACCGCGCCACCGGCCTCCATGTCGGCGTCTCTCTGACGCCAGGATGAAATTGTCTCGCCCGTAATCGGGCTTTCGAACGCCTCGAAACGGCTAACCATCGGGCAAGGGAAGGACAGCGGCGGTTTGCCGTTACGGTTTTCCCCTTTGACGACCAGTTGACCGTCTCTGATGACCCACACCGTCATGTCTCTTTCACCGCCTTGTCCGCGAACATGGCCGCGATATCGAGATAGATCGCCGAAGTCGTCATGTGCTGGGTCGACCAGACATGCGGCTGGTGCTCGCCGGGGCTCATACTGCCCTCGGCGTCGTGCATGGTGGAGCGCAGCAGCTCGACGGCCTCGGCGATGCGGCCCAGATGCATCTGCTGGCCGTCCGTCAGGGTTCCGGGGTTGCGCGGGTTGATCATGCGACGGTCGGCACCGATACGGTTGGCGTGACCTCGACCACCGTGACGATGTCGGACGAGGTGACATCGCCGGGCAGGCCGGTGGGGTAGGGCACAAGCTGCGACGGGGCCGCCGCCGTGCCGACCTTCATGGTCCTGGCGAACGTGAAGTTGGGATCGGAGGTGACCGCCGTGCCGGTGCCCCTGGCGCCTGCGCTCTCGGCCACCGAGGCGGGCAGGTAGGCGTCGGTGATCGTCGCCTTGCCCGCCGCCGCCGTATAGGTGATGGTCGGCTTGACATAGGCGTAGGCGAGCATCGCAGCGGTGATCGGGAAGCTGTCGTCATTGGTCGGCATGACCGGGTTCCTCAGCTGAAGGTGAAGTTGGACCCGGCGCTCTTGACGCCGTGATCGATGACCTTGACGACGACGGTGCCTGGGGTCGATCGCGGGTCCTGCAGCATGTCGATGCGGGTCGGACTGACGTATTTGTAGTAGGGGGTCAGCACACCGCCGGTCTCCACCGTGCTCCACTGGGTAAACCTGGTGCCGGTGATGGTGACCCAGGTCGGGGCCTTGCCCGCGCCGGAAACGCCGGTGTTGGGGGCCAGCGAGGTGATCGTCGGATCGCCCGCCGGGCTCGCCGGAGGAGCCGCATAGGGATCGTCGGGTTCCAGCCAGCCTCTGGGCACGGTGATGTCGGTGGACTGCGTGTAGTCCACGATCGCCGTCACCGCCTGGCCGCTGGACGTGGCTTCGGACGGCACGACGGAATTGGGGGCTCCCGGCCAGGCCATCTTCTCGGTGAGGTTCCTGGGGCCGTAGTCGCCGATCGCGCGGTCATCGACCAGCACATTGGTTTCGGCCACGGTCTCGTCGCCGACAATGCCGCCGTTCCAGGTGTAGACCGGCAGATAGATGTCGTCGGTCATCGCCTTGGAGATCGGGCTGGGGAAGCGATGCCAGTTGACCGGCGCGATCTCCATCAGCTTGAGCGTGGCGATCGCGGTGTCCTGGGCGCGGTTGAGATCGGCGGGCATCATTTTTTCCCCTTGGTCGCGGTCACTTCGGGATCAGCCTCCGGCGGCGGCGGGGCCTCCTCGTGCAGCTGCGGATGCGCGGCCTTCTTGCCGGCATAGGGATCGCCCGGCGTGCCGGTCGGATAGGGCTCCAGGTGGCCGGGGTTCGCGGTATTTTCTTCCTCGGCGGTCCTGATGGTCGGTTCCTTGGCCATGGTGAAAATCTCCTAAGCCGCCTGCAGCATCGGCGGCGGCGGCATGCCGCCATTCATCTTCGGTGGACCGCCGGGGGGCGGATGCGGACCACCCGGCGGGCCGCCCGGTGGTGGACCACCGATCGGGGGAGGTTGACCGGGGTGTCCCATCATCGGGGGTGGCATCTGTGGTGCCGGCATTGCCGCCAGCTGTTCCTGGAAGGCGTTGATCATCTCGACCACGCCCCTGGAAAAGCGCACCGGGTGCAGCGCCATCTTGAGCAGCTCCAGGCCCAGCTGCATGACCTGGGGCGGCGGCAGGATCTGCGTCATCAGCAGCCCCTGGGTGCCCTGCATGACCAGCTGCACCGACTGCATCACCTGGGCCATGCCCTCCTGCTCGGCCTGCAGGTCGGGGACCACGGTGGTGTCGCTCTCGATGTCGATGGCGCAGGTCCGCATGAAGTCGGAGCGCAGCAGCGCCATCACGGCGGGCGTCACCTCCTCGCCGGTCATCCGGGAGAGTGTCCCGGCATCGAAATTGGTGGCGATGATCTCGGCCTTGAGGCGCAGCAGGTCCCTGACGAAATTGGCGGCGGCCTGGCGCTGGTCCTCCAGGCGGTTCATGCCCATCGAGCCCTTGATCCTTTGCGCTGTGGCCGTTTCCGACGCCCGCGTGGCGCCGCGCATGATGTCCGAGATGCCCATCACCTCGTAGATGACCTGCTTGACCTGCTCGCGGGCCAAAAGCAGCTTGTCGAGCGCCATCATCCACTGGTCGATCGGCACCAGCCAGATGTGGTTCTGGAGGCCGCCGTTGAGCATGTCCACGCCATCGACCGGGATCATTCTCTGGTCGCCGGCGGCGAGGATGTCGGCGATTTCGGTGGAGGCGGAATTGTAGCCGCCGCGCACCTTGATCTGCTTCATCAGCGCGGAGATCCTGGCGCTGGTTTCATCGAGGTCGCGCGCCAGATTGGCATAGAGGTCGTAATACGGCCTGGGGATGCGGCTGTCGGAGGTGGTCACCGCCAGAAGCGGCACCGGGCAGGGATAAAAGCCGCCCAGCTGCAGGCTGTCGGGATCGGCCCTGAGCACCAGGCCCGCGGTTTCGCGGACGAACCAGATGATGCGCCGGGTCGGGCGGTGCCAGATTTCCCAGACCATGCATTTCTTGACGTGATCGCCGAGGTTCTGCGCGGTTTTCATGGCCGAGCCACCGCCGACCGGGCTTTTGGCGGCGCTCTCGTCGGTCCAGCGGAACAGGTCGCCGAGCCTGTTCCTGGCCTTCAGATCCTCGTATTCGGGACTTCCGGCGAACTCCTGGTCCATCGCCTGGCGGGAAAACAGATGCCGGAACGCCATCCAGTCGGTGTCGTTGGCCGCGCGCACCGGATC